ATTAGTTCAATAGGCCGTTCAGTAGGGTGGATCTTTCTTGTTCCTGGTATCATCTTGTACTGGAAGACGTTGCTTCTACCTTGCCGTACTATTGAGGGATTCCCTTTTCGGATATATAGGAACTGTTCATAGCAACTGGCGAGGTACAAGTTGGGAGTATTAGTTTGGCCTACTTGTCCTTTATACCATATACCAGATGTATTCCAGGAGCACTCAAGATCAAGACTATGACAGATACCGAGAAGCGTAGGCACCCATTCTTTAGCGTGCCAGAGAGCAAGCCAACTGTTAGCAGACATTATTCTTCTACATTCATGGAGAACATTAGCGATAAATCCTCCATACTCACTTGCTTCTATTTCGTTATAGTTTCTTATATTCTCTGCAGGGTTCTGTTTTGTATTTACAAGATTTATACCGTAAGGAGGATCAAGCTCAATGAAGTCGATACTGTTGTTGGGTACCTGCTTGATACCTTCGAAGAAGTCACCGACGATGAAGCTGTTTATCAGATTAGTATGGACTCGCTCAATAGGGGTACTTGCACTCTTATTCTCAATGCGCTTAGCAAGCTCTCCTCGTATCATGTTCTCCTGAAACTTCTGAAGCATCTTAGTTGCTTCATTCTTGTTCTTTGCCTTAGCCAGCTCAGGGAACATCTCGACAGCGGTAGCGAGGTTCATGTCCATAGAGATAGAGCCTACAGACTTATTCAGCATCGCCGCTGTATCTCGGAGGGAATGTCCAGGGGCGTCAGGGCTAGTACTCTTCTTCTCCCCGTGTATTTCGATCTGGAGTAGGTGGATTTGCTTCTTCAGTTTCGCAGCCTCCAGCCAGTCCAGCTCCTTCCTCTCTAGGTTCTCCATAAGTTCTATGCTTCGCATTTCTAACTCGCTCAAGGTAGCAGGATAGCAGCGGACAGGTACGCTTTCGATGCAAGCCTTCTGTGCAGCTGTGTACCTCCTACCGCCAGCGAGTAAGGTATACGAGTTATCGTCGTTGTCACGGACAGCGAGGGGCTGGATGATGCCTTCTTTCTTCATGCTCTCGATGAGGGAGGTAAGGTCACCATAGTCTTCCCGGAAGCGAGTGCCGAAGATTATAGATTCAAGTGGTACATTCTTCATGACGATCATATCTTAGTCTCCTTCTTCTCCATCATAGCCAGGAACGCCGCTATTGCGTCAGTGCTCATTCCTGCAATTATAGTATCTGTGCTGACAGTGCTTTTTGCCGTGCTCTCCTTCTTCGCAGCAGGAGGCGGCTTCTTGCTCGTCCGTCTACTCTGTCGAATAGTAGCGAGGAGAGATCGAAGATCATCGTCGCCCAGTTCTGATACGCTTTGTTTGAGATCGGATAGTTGCATTTTATATCCTCACAATTATTATCCACTCGGCAATTTTAACACCGAATATAAAAAGGGTTTTTTTGACAGCATGATGTGAACTTACGTTTTGTATAGTACAAGATTTCCAAGTTATCTTTATCATTTTGGTAGTCCTTTCATAATATGAGTTACGTTTATGGTTCTGTTCAAGATAGCAGCGAGGACTATGTCCCCGTTCTGTTCGAGGATATCGAGTAGATCATCCAAGAGCAGAGCCATTACTTTCGACCGCAGGCCCCAAGGTACGAGGTTCGTGAACCTCTGCGAGGAGCGTTCAGAAATCTCGACAGATAGTCGAGGTGTGTCAGCGGGCATCTTAGCCTCCTTCTCTTTTTACTATTAGATCATCAAAAATGACAGGAACTTTCTGTTTTACTTCAGCAAGAAGAGGTACCATTATTTCTAACATCTGTGGGTGAGGCCTTCCAGTTGTACCTATTGCACGCTGCTTGAATATAAGACGCCACTGTCGAAAGTTTGTGGTAGCTACAATAGTTGTCTTAAGACTATTAGGAAGAATTGAACGGGCCTGTTGAGGAGACCACTTCATACTTAGTAATGCTATATATGCAATTTCATCTGCTAACATTCTATCATGCCATAGATCACTAGGATTATTGTTATCCTGCATATATGTGGTGTACTCTCCTTCCTCTAAGAAGACCCAAGGAGGGATAATAAAAGTTACTCCACCTGAGTAGTCACACCATCTTGTACTTTCTTGGCTGTATGTTACAAGTCTATGTCGGACGAGTTCATGTGTAAATCCTCTATCAACAGTAAACTTAACTGTCATAGAAGAATGTTCAATGATAGTCTCATGCCCTTCTTTGATCCGTTTTGCGAGAAATTTTTCAGGTTTTCCTTGTGGTTCAGATAAGTAGCATATACGACCTGCCTTTTCCATCAAGGATAAGTCACTACTTATAGATAATATTTCGTACTTAGGCTTTATTAGTATCATATTGGTATCCTTTGTTCAAAATTTGAACATAGAGGATGCACAGTCGGAGGTTTGCTTCTCTTGCAGGATTCAATATCACCTGCGCAAAGCCTCTCTGCAACTGTGGACACCCTCTATGTTTGTTCATTAGATCTTATTCTCGTCCAGCTTGAAGTCTCCGCAACTGTCTGTCGGGAAGACTACAGGCCACCCTTCGTTCGTGCTCGGTGCATGACGCCGACAGCGACCGACGATAGTATACGTGCGGCCAGTGTCGATGGGAAGCTTCTCGTAGAAGTGCATACACTTCCCACACTGGCGCCCCTTTTGTCGATTGTTCCAGTTGTCCATACTATGTTACCTCCTCATATGTAGCATCGAAGATTTCTGGTTTGCATGGATAGAACTCACCTTTGATTCCCTTGATGATCCAGTCTTTGTTTGATGCACGAAGAGGACCTTCAAGAGTAGCAACAACTAACTCATTTCCTCTCCACTCTGCGTCCCCGCCACAAAACTGTTCAATTTCATCAAAGTTACCTTCAAACTGGATAGCTTCAATAACCACAGGTTTCTTTCTGAACAGGGGCATAGCTACCTCCCGACAACGAATCTCCTCACGCTATTGCGGGAGTCGTTGTCTCCGTCGCCGGCTTCTTCTTTCAGAATAGCCCAACCACGCGCCCCTTCCATGTCGTCAGTGCTGATAGGGCCGCTTGCGGGGAGGCCAAAGGCAGCCTTGAACTCTTTCAGATTAAGCAGCTTCTGGGTCTTTCTCTTCTCGTCATCCGCAGAAGTAGGCAGCATGATGTAGTGATAGACGTCCTTGCTTTTCGGATCAGCAGGAATATCCATCTGGATTTCGAGCATCGGGTCGCCCTTTTTACTGTTCTTACTGTTTGCCTTCAGGATGCGCAGTTCGTATTCACTGTCGCCAGGTACTGTGTGGAATCCTTCTACATTTTCGGTCTCAACGTCGATGATAAAGCTCATACTTTCTTCTCCTTTTTTTTTTTGTTGGTTAGTTGTTAGTAGTTAGGTTGGCCTGCTGGATGTGGTACTTGCACTGGCATTTCTATAAGACTGCTATTCAGTACAAGTGAGTTCTCCAGGAACTTATGTGTTGTCCCTTCAGGATCAGCATAGTAGGCATTGAGATCAGCGAGCATTTCTACTACGTCTTTATAGACTGCTCGTTGACATCCTATGTTACACATAAAACCGTTTAGGACAGGTTCAATATGAATACTTCTATATTTCTTCTGTTCCATCTACTTCTCCTTCACATCTATCCGAATGATCTGCCCCACTCGGTAGGCTGTTACCTTCACGTTCTCGTTCTCGTACTGGCTCTTACTGCCGCCGTTCGAGATAGCCTCGTACGCTTCTACTATATGCTCTGTTATCTCCACATGGTTCCTCCTCTTTCTTTTATTTGTTTAGTATACTTCCTCCTTTCTATTAGTATGGTTTATCTTCTGTTTCGTATCCTGCCTTTTTTAGTAAGGCTTTTATATCAGGTTCTTCGTTTGCGGCAAAGATACCCTCTCCCATTCTTGTCTTTGCTCTGTATGTTCCGTCAGACTGAGTGAGCATAGTGTATTTTACTCCACTACTTGTTCGCGTGCTCTGAAGATAGTAGAGCTCGCTGAAGAAGACAGGATTGTTCTGTTTCTTTCCTACAAAGAGTGGTGTTACATACATCTTACCAGTTGCCTCATCCTGCATGATGTTCTCATGAGCCGTTAGAACTATATCACAAGGTAGTGTCAAAAAGTCTTTAATGGCGTTCTTTATCATGTACATAGCAGGAAGATAGTCTTGCTCGTACGGCTGTGATCCTGCACGACTACCACCTTTTGCAGTCTTAAGGACTTGGTTCATGGCAGCTGCTTCCCAGAGAGTAGCAGAGTCAACACAGTAGGTTCCAATATGATCGAAGTACTTTTCTCTCTGCCTTCGTTCATACTCCCTATCCCAAAGAGCGAAGACTGTAGGGTTGAAAGGGTCTTCCGCTTCATATCGTACATCTGCAAGAATCCATCCTTCGGCGATTCCTTTCTTTACTTGTACATTAGCTGTTCCACGAGGATCGAAGCTGTCTATGTGAATGGGTCTTCTGCATGTACTGAGTAGTCGTGTCTTTCCCGCACCTGAT